GCAATACAAGATTATAACCTTGCACAAGAGTACCCCAATTTATGCGGTAAAAGAATACCCAAATTTATGAGAAAGGAAGTAAAAAAATGACACGCAAAGATTTTGAGATTATAGCTGACGTATTATATAATAATAACCAAAAAGGTATCTTTACTATTAATGATCTAGCTAATGATTTTGCAGATGTATTGAGCAAAGAAAATCCTAGATTTAATAAAGAAATTTTTATATCTAGAGTAAATAATGGTAAGTAATTAAATTGTCCGAACTTCGGACAATAAGAGGGTCTTTACAGATCCTCTTTTTTTTGGTATATATAATTAAATTAACTATTACGGAGAACAGAATAAATGAAAATTAAACAGCTAAAACCTAAAGGTTATATTATATATGATGGCCAATCTCAAATAGATGGTTTACCTATAGTAGTTATTGCATTAGAGGATTCTAAAAATAACAAAACAGGTAAAATGCTACAAACTCTTATTGTTAGAAAAGATATTGACCCTATTACGGCAAGCAGAACAGGTGCAGATTATAGTATATGCGGTAGCTGTATACATAGGGGAGAACCGCATAATGGTAGCAAAGGTGGAGCAAAGAAACGTAGCTGTTATGTTATGTTACTTATGGTTTTGAGTGTATATAAAGCATATATAAAAGGTAATTATAAAACTATGTTAGGCCATAAAAATATACAATCAGTAGGCGACAATCTCCATGTGCGACTAGGTACATATGGAGATCCTGCCGCAGTACCCTCTTACATATGGGAAAGCCTATTGTCTAATAGCAAAGGTCATACGGCATACAGCCATCAAGCTAACATAGAATCTGCTGACTTTAGGCCAGACATATTCATGCGTAGTGCAGATAACTTGACAGAAGCAAAGCAAGCATGGCAGAATGGTGAGCGTACTTTTAGAGTGACAACTAACGAGAATGATGTAGTGAAAGGTAAAGAAATTATATGCCCTGCTACACCAGAGGGAGGACAGAAAACTAATTGTATTAAATGTTTATTATGTTCAGGTAATACCAAACAAGCAAAATCAATAGCAGTTGTTGTGCATGGTGCAGGTAAAAAGCATTTTGCTACAGCATAAGATAAGGAGGAGCGACATGAAAAAAATAATCCACATTAATCAGCACATCATTAAACGTAATGCGAAAACTGGAGAGCGTAACCCTGTTATTACTTGTAAAACATACAATTCTAATATCTATGGTCACGAGGTTGTTATTAAGGATGAAAATGGCAAAACAGTATGTACAATAGTATATAGTCCAGACAAGCCACTACCTTGTGGGGCTGTAGTGTGGCTAGAGACAAAAGCAAGGGTAGAAGTAAAAACTGTAGAGGAGACTTTAAAATGAGTAGACCTTCACAAGTAGAAGCATCAAGAGAAGATAGATATAATGAGATATGGACAGAGCTTGTACAAAATGGTATGCCTGTGTATGAAGCTGATGTGCAAGCAGAAATACTTCTATTACAAGAAGAAGAAGAAAGGGATTAGATATGCCAATATGTAATTTTAAAATACCTTGTGAGACTTGTGATGGACAAGGTGAAGTAGCACTAGGTAATGGCAATGATCCTTCTGTTCCAATAGTAGACTGTTATGAATGTGATAGTGGATGGAGAGCAGTGCAAGAAGAATACGAAGATCCTCTAGATGTATTGGATGATTTTCCAGAAGCAGTAAACATTGTTGCTAGTTAGGAGAAATAAAATGGTTAAATATAAAGTATACGTTAGATGTAATACTCAATACAGAATATATGTCACTGCAAAAGATGAAGATGAAGCACAAGAAATAATTAATAAGATTAAAATAGATTTTACAAAACCTTTAATATCTGATAATTATAAACCTAAAAATGTAGGAAAGATTGTTGAGTCAGAAAATTTCAACATAGAAGTACAGGAGTTGAAGATTGACAAAGAGTTCTAAAGAGGTGTATACTTCTGCTAAGATTGCAGAACTAGAAGAGAGATTAAAAAAATTAGAGTACATGATACCAATTATTTATAATTGTCTAACAGAAGGAGATAAAAAATGACAAAGTTAACAGTACACGGCACAGAAAATATTAAAATTTCAGAGTCCCTACATAACTGGGGAAGATGTATCACTGTATCAATAACAAGTGAAGATTATAGTGGACATTCAACCACAACAGATATAGAATTATTTACTAAATATCCTAATAAACCTTTTAAAGAACTTATTAAACAAGAGGTGATAGTCTAATGCAATTAGATACAGCTATGTACAATCATCTTCAAAGTTTACAAAAAGAAGTAGAGATATTAAAAAATAAAATTGATCCCAAGATTGGAGGTCAGGGGCATATACATACTACTATAAACACATTAGAGCATAGAATAAAGGAGATAATAAATGAAAACCTTTGAAGTAACATTTGATAATGGTCAAACACATACTATAAAAGTAGATGACTGGAAATCTGTTACAGAATCAGTAATAGAATCATTAAAAAAGATAGATAATTCTGGTCTATATGAACCTTGGACTGTCATGAGTATCATACAAAGGAGAGAGGAAAATGGCACGACTATTTAAACACTCTTCATCTTTAAGACAAGATGTGTTATTATTATTTGATGAAGGTTTAACTGCTACACAAGTGGCAAAGATAATAAATAAAAGATTTAAATCAGAAACACTAGGTAATCTATCTAAGTGTGCGGCACTAGGTATTAAGTGGAGAGCAGGTAAGTGTAAGAAAAATAATTACTCTTATGACTATCCATCTAGAAAGCCTAGACAATTTAAAAATGAAGATGAAGTTTCTATAAACCGTTTACAAACTGCATTGAGAGGGTAATAAAATGCAACAATTACTTGATATGAATAGAGATATTATGTTTTCTGTACATGAGCAAAATGTACATGGCATGAATGGATTATATGCACCAGACATGAAGATGTTGTGGCGTGGTCCAGAAGAAGAATATGAAGATCCTCTAGACTTACAAGATGATCACGATGTATCACGTAAACGTAATTATATATCTGTAGTAAATAAAAAATACCATGTAGTACAGAACATAGAAATATTAGAACCACTACAAGAACAGATGATAAATTACTTTGATCCTATTGTATTAGAAGATGTACAGATTAAAGATACTATACTTAAAAATGGTAGAGAATGTTATTCTGAATACATCTTTCCTAAAATTAAACATGGTATTGAAACTGACGTAGGACATAAGACTGAGTTTGGTCTACGTTTTGTCATGAAAAATAGTTTTGATGGTAAGGGATCAGTAGTCATGTGGTCTGGTCTAATAGATTTCTTCTGCACCAATGGTACAGTCACAGGTAAGTATGATGTAACTCGTAAGAGGCACAGCCGTAACTTTAATACAGATGGTTTTATAAATGCTTTTGAAGTTACTATGAATAATCATAAAGAAATTGTTGATGGTTATCAGAGACTAGCAGATAAGAAAGTAAAGCATGAACAAGTTGTGAACTTGTTTAATACTCTTACTAAAGTTAAAGATAGACTAAGGTCTGGTACACTTTCAGAGAAACTATCTAATCAGTACAATGTTGAGAGATATACTCGTGGTGATAATGCTTTTGCTGTAATGTCTGCCATGACACACTATGCCTCTCATGGTACAGGTGCATTTAACTTGACTCGTACTGGAGATCAGGGTACACTTTACAAACGTCAAGAGAAAGTAACTAACTGGTTACGTTCTGATACTTGGAAAGAGTTTGTCGCTGAAGCTGCATAATGCAGTAAACTATGGAAGGTAAAGACTTATTAATTTAAGTTTTTACTTTCCACTTTTTTATGATATAATAGAGGTTCATGATGAAGATTCCTACATTTAAAAACAGAAAACAAATAGATAATTATCTCAGAGATAAGGACTCTGACCCAATAGTTTTGAGTGCTCTTGATGAGTATGTAAATTATCCTGCTTTTGGTTGTTCTCTAGATCTTATAAATTATGATGATTTAAATGGTTGGATAGAGTACCAAGTAGATATGTTTTGGTCTGGATACGAGGAGTATATTAATGACACTCTCAATGCGTGAAGCTGTAGAAGAAGCACTAGAAGTTCTTCAGATGTTATATCTAAATGGTGATATAAAAATAAAAGATAAAGATAATCTTGCTGAAGTTATACACACGTTTAATTGTTACTTAGATGAAGGCTGTTAAATGTAATGACTAAATTTATAATTACTCAATATGAAAATAGAACTGTTACACATCTAAGAGATTTTGATGTGCTCATATCTGAGGAAGATGAAACTATATGTAGTTTTAATTCTTATGAAGAAGCCGCAGCATATTTATTAGATGAAGGAGTACCATTTGTTAATGGTAGATTTTTAAATAATGTAGCTATAGAGAGGTTACAATGAAAATTAATTATCAAGTAGTATTAGGATTACTTATTAGTACATTAATGATTGTTCTAATAACTAGTAAACCTAAAGCAGATGATTTATCTTGTCTTTCAGAGGCAATATATTTTGAATCAAGATCAGAAAGTTTTGTGGCACAGTTAGCAGTGGCTAACGTAGTTATAGAAAGAGTTAGAAGCCCTAGTTATCCTAATACAATATGTGAAGTTGTCCATCAAGGTAGATATATTAATGGTAGACCTGTAAGAAATAAATGCCACTTCTCTTACTGGTGTGATGGTAAACCAGAAAGAATACACAATACAAAAGCATATAAGAAAGCAGTAGATGCTGCCACTCTTGCCATGAATGGTGTTTATGTAGAACCCACAATGGGTGCTACTCACTACCATGCAAATTATGTATCACCTAATTGGAGCATGAGTCCTAACTTTCAAATGCTTGGTATGATAGGCACACATATATTCTATGTTGACAGTACAGTATTAAAATGATAGAACATAAACATATTAAACAACTAAAAGATATAATAAAAAAAAGAGATGAAGAGATTAGAGATTTGCGTAAAAGACTATCTCAGTATGAAAAAGATAATAGGAATAAATGGGTTGAAGTACATGACAAAAATTTATGATTTTGATTACTACAGAATAAAGAAAGAAGAAAGTTTAAGAAACTCTTTAGGTATAAACAAAGAAACTTGGATTGACATGAAGGAACATGGTTACGATCCCACCAACTCATATGATAGAAAAGAATATGCAGAGGAATTTTTAGATGGTTAAAAATATTTGGGATAAAGAAAGAAATGACATCTTTAGAGATCTTACAAGACAGTATGAAGAAGAAGGTTACTCTCTTAAAGATGCTAAACGTCTTGCTAAAAAAGAGGTTGATGAAGTTATGGAAGATAAAGAAGATATAGTAAATTATTTATTAAGCGATGATCTGTTTGAATAGTTATGTGGAAATTATCTATTAATAGTAAATTACTATCTTTAAATTTTAAAACTAAAAAACAAGCTAAAGAGGAGATAGATAATAGAGCAGGACTACTTAAATATCTAGGGGTAAATAATGTATACAGGATTAAAAGAATATGATAAAGATAACTCTCGTGCTATTAGCCGCAAGCCTTGCTTTAAATGTGATTCAAGTGATGCTAATGTAGAATATGATGACGGCCATCATTTTTGTTACAGTTGCGAGACATACTTCCCACCAAACTATAAATCAGAGGGCAACATGATACAACAACAGAAATCGTATCAACTTAATAAAAATAAATCTTTTAACTTTTCAGCGATAGCTGACAGAAAAATCAGTGAGAAAACTTGCAGAGAGTATGGTGTTACTGTCTCTATGCAAGGATCTATGATCACTGATCACCAATATAAATACTACGACAAAGATAACAATCACATAGCCACAAAATTTAGACAGACACAGAGTAAAAAGTTTTACTCTGAAGGTAACATGTCTGGTGCAGTTTTGTTTGGGCAGAATAAGTTTAATCAAGGTGGTAAATACATTACTGTGTGCGAAGGTGAGTTAGATGCTATGTCTGCTTACGAGTTACTAGGTTCTAAATGGCCTGTCGTATCTATCAAGAATGGTGCGACATCTGCATTGAAGAACTGTCAACAAGCTCTGGATTACTTAAATAAGTTTGATCAGATTGTTCTATGCTTTGACAATGACAAGCAGGGCAGAGAAGCAGAACAAAAAGTAGCCAAGTTATTTGAGCCTAACAAATGTAAGATCATGAGTCTTGATTTAAAAGATGCTAATGAATATTTAAAAACAGGACAACGTGAGAAGTTTGTAAATACATGGTGGAATGCCAGAACATACACACCAGTGGGTATAATAAATCTTGCTGACCTTGGTGCATCTCTTTATGATGAAAAGGTAAATGAGACTTGTCTCTATCCTTGGTCTAAGATGAATGAAAAGACATATGGTATGCGTACTGGTGAATTAATTACCTTTACCTCTGGTGCTGGCATGGGTAAGTCCAGTATCATGCGAGAGCTTATGCATCATATTATGTCTAACACACAGGATAACATTGGTGTGTTAGCTCTTGAAGAGAACACTCGCAATACCGCATTTAATATTATGAGTGTTGAAGCTAATGCTAGACTGTACATAAAAGAGATACGTGATCAGTATACACAAGAGCAGTTAAGTAATTGGCAAAATAAAACTATTGGATCTGGTAGGTTCTTTGCCTTTGATCATTTTGGTTCTATTGAGAACGATGAGATACTAGATCGTGTAAGGTACATGGCCAAGGCTCTTGAATGTAAATGGGTATTCTTAGATCACTTATCTATTCTTGTATCAGGTCAAGAAGATAATGGTGATGAACGTAAGTCTATAGATATTCTTATGACTAAGCTACGATCTCTTGTAGAGGAAACAGGCATAGCTCTATTGCTTGTCAGTCACCTACGTAGACCATCAGGTGATCGTGGCCATGAGGATGGGCGTGAGGTATCGCTCTCACATTTACGTGGCTCTGCTTCTATTGCTCACTTATCTGATGCAGTGATCGCACTAGAGCGTAACCAACAAGCAGACGATGATGTAGAAGCTAACACCACTACCATACGTATTCTAAAGAATAGATACACTGGTGACACTGGTGTAGCTTGTCACTTGCATTATGATAAAGACTCTGGTAGAATGTCACAGATTGATAACCCATTAATGGATAATGAAGATGACTAAACAATATCAAGGTAAAAGAAAAAGTTTTGATAGAAGTATGTATGAAGCTTCCGATAAAGCAGCAAAGGAAGCAGCACTTAGATTTATTAAACCTATGAACTACCCACAAATTACAACTGAAGAAACAAAAGACTTTGATATAGTTTGTAGTATAGATAATAAACCACATCATTTATTTGAAGTAGAGGTTAAGTACAGTTGGAAAGGAGATTGGAACGAGAGTTGGGAGGAGATACGTATACCTCATAGAAAAAATAGATTAGTTAAAAAATGGCAAGAGCTTTATCCAGATTCTCTATTTTCATTTCTAGTATTTAGAAATGATTGTAAGAAAGCTTGGTACATACAAGCAGAAATATTATTACATTGTGATGTTAAAGAAATATCCAATAGATACGTAAGAGAGGGCGAGAGTTTTTTTCATATACCAGTACAGGAGGCAACTCTCGTAGACATACCATGACTACAGCCGTAGTAGATATAGAAACAGATAGCTTAGATGCTAGTCGTATACATTGTATAGTTGCACAACACTATCATACAGGAGAGATGCGTGAGTGGATAGGAGATCAATGTAAAGAGTTTGGAGAGTGGTCAAAAAAGATAGACACATTTATAATGCACAATGGTCTTAGTTTTGATGCACCTGTATTAAATAGATTAACAGGATCTAAAATATCTTCATCACAGGTACGTGATACTTTACTAGAGTCTCAACTATTTAATCCTATTAGAGAAGGTGGTCACAGTTTAAAAGCATGGGGTAATAAATTAAATAGTCATAAGATTGATTATGATAATTTTGATGAATTTACTCTTGAGATGTTAGACTATTGTAAACAAGACGTATCACTAACTAGAAAAGTAGCACAAGAATTAGAGAAAGAAAGTGTAGAGTTTTCTAAGAAGTCTTACGAGTTAGAAAGAAATATACGAGTTATTATTGATCAACAAGAACGTAATGGGTTTGCATTTAATATAAGAGAAGGACAATTACTCTTAGCTAAATTAGAAGATGAGCAACATGAACTAGAGAAACAATCATTGGAGATGTTTGAACCTACTATTGTTGAACTAAAAACTAAGACAAAAGAGATACCATTTAACATTGCTTCTCGTAAACAAATAGCAGATCGTTTAATAGATCGTGGATGGAGTCCCTCTGTTTACACAGAGAAAGGTAATGTTGTGGTTAATGAAGCTGTATTATCTAAAATTAAAATGCCAGAAGCTGAAATGTTTAGTAGATATTTTTTACTACAAAAAAGAACTGGTCTTTTGAAGTCTTGGATAAAAGAATGTAGTAATGATTTACGTGTTCATGGTAGTGTTCTTACTCTTAAAACTATCACTGGCCGTATGGCTCACCACAGTCCTAACATGGCACAAGTGCCAGCAGTCTACAGTCCTTATGGAAAAGAATGTAGAGCACTATGGGGTGTGTCTGACAGCAACACACATAAACTTGTAGGCACTGACGCTAGTGGTCTTGAACTTAGATGTCTTGCACACTACATGAATGATACTAATTTTACAGAAGAAGTATTAACTGGTGATGTGCATACTGCTAATCAAAAAGCAGCAGGACTAAAAACTAGAGATCAAGCTAAGACTTTTATCTATGCTTTTCTTTATGGTGCAGGTCCAGCTAAAATAGGTAAAGTTGTTGGCGGCTCTGCTTCTACAGGACAGAGATTAATATCTAAGTTCTTATCTAACATGCCAGCTTTGAAAAGACTTAGATCAAATGTATCAGAGGCTGCTCAAGCTGGTACTATTAAAGGTCTTGATGGTAGAAGACTACAGATTAGATCAGAACATGCAGCATTAAACACTTTACTTCAAGGTGCAGGTGCTATAGTTTGTAAGCAATGGCTTGTGCAGATAAATGAAAAGGTTAGAAGATCTGGTATTGATGCTAAGTTGGTAGCATCTGTTCATGATGAATACCAATTTGAAGTAGCCAAGCCAGACGTACAAAGGTTTTGTAAACTAACAAAGGAGGCAATGTATCAAACACAAAAGATATTTAACTTTAAATGTGATTTAGATTCTGATTATAAAGTTGGAAATAATTGGGCAGAAACACATTAAAGTACTTGACAACAAAATAATACTATGTTATTATGTAAAAGTTACTAGACAATCAAGGCTGGAATAGTCCAGCGCAACTTAAATGGAGAAAATAAAGATCATGAATGATCCAATTTACATTACAGGAAAATGTCACTACGCATCAATCATTGAACCTAATAAAAAGTTTGATCCAGTATGGTCAATACAAATTGAGGTTGATGATAATAATCGTTCTGTTATTGAAGGAGCTAATCTTAAAATAACAAACAAAGGCGATGATCGTGGTGATTATGTAACCATTAAACGAAAGGTAATGAGAAAAGATGGGAGTGAACGTAAAGCTCCTATTGTTAAAGACTCACAGAATAATCTGTGGGATGATAAGTTGATTGCCAATGGCAGTCTTGTTAATGTAAAAGCAGTTCCTTATGAATGGAATTATGCTGGTAAGTCTGGTGTATCTGCTGACCTTGCTGCTGTTCAGGTTGTAGAATTTATTGAATATGCAAATAGCAAGGAAGACTTTGCCCCTGTTGACGGTGGATATG